CGAGAAAATAGATAATGTGGCCAGAGTGGTTGGTATCGGCGATCCAGCCCGGAAGTCTTGCTATCTCTGCCATGATAAGACTGTATGCAAGCTAATCCGCAAGGGCAGACATTGCAAAGAGCACGGGAAAGTCATGCCTATCACAGTCCGGCGCACAGATATTATCCACTATAAGGAGCCTTTCGCTCAAAAGTTACGTTATGAGGGGCAGGACTATGTGTTTTTAACTGAGGAAGCCGTGATCGCTATTGAGAGAGAGGAGAAGATACTGGCGGTTGGTTCAATGGTTATCGTTCGGATTGTCCGCAAGAAGAAGATCGGCTTGATCATGCTATCAGATAGCGCGCAGGTAAGCGAAGGAGAATTTCATGGTGAGGTCGTATCGATAGGGCCGGGCTTCCCTGATAAAAATCTAAAGATTGGTGACGACATTGCGTTCTCACGAGATGAGGGATACAGGTGGACTTCATACCATACAAGAGAAGATTATTTATCTATTAAAGAAAAGTGGGTAGCGGCAATGGTTGACAATGTCTAATAAATATGATACAATATATTCGTCAGTAGGGAAGGCGGATTTATTATGTCAAAATGCCCCAGAGTATGCTCGAAAAGTTTTAACCGACTTTTCTACTGACAGCAGAAATGGGGCTTTTTATTGGAGGCAATATGAGTGGTAGACCAAAAGGAAGTAAGAATAGATTTAATACACAAGTTAAAATAGTTTGTCATGTTTGCACAAAAAAATTCTATGTTTGTTTTGCAAGAAAAAATGAGGCAAAGTATTGTTCTCATAAATGTAGCGGGATAAGTAGGTTGGGTAATTCTGGATATTGGAAGGGTAAAAAAAGAGCTATAGAAACTAATGAAAAAATTAGACAGAAATTGAAAGGTGTAAAGCAACCTCCGCGATCAAAGGAATATTGTGAAAACATAAGTAAGTCTAAGAGGGGGCCACGAAGTGTTAGGTGGCAGGGTGAAAGGGTAAGCACCGTAGATGGATACATTAAAGTTTATAGTCCTAATCATCCAAATGCTAAATACAGTCGAATGGCTGAACATAGGTTAATACCAGAAAAATATTTAGGAAGATGTATAAAGACCGAAGAGCGTGTTCATCATATAAATAAAAATACGTCGGATAATCGGATTGAAAATCTAATGGTATTTAAAAACCACGGATATCATGTTTCTTTTCATCGGTGGGGGCATTGTAAACCTATTGGAATTGTGTTTGACGGGAGGACAATATGAAAATAAAATATATCATCTGTTTATTTTTATTACTAAGCATATCAGGTTGCTACAAATCATCCGATAAAGAGCAAATGCCAAAGGATAAAATCTCGATAGAAGAAGTGATAGATATGGATAAGGACGAAATAAGCTGTCTTCCGGTAGCAGGTTCGGATGATATTATCTACGACTTATGTCAGGAAGTTAAAAGGTTGAGAAAGGAGATCAAATGAAAACAATAATCATCGTAATAGCTTTATTGTGTTGCGGTATCGCCCAGGCTAACGACTGGGATGTATTACAGTATGACCTCAATAGGATAACCACAGGCTCAAGCGACGGCCCGGTTCCGCAAAGTTCAATGTCAGAACGCTACGATCCGCCATCAACGGTATATGTTGTAACAGATAGCACTCCGAGTATGCCGAATACGACAACGAACCCGTACGAATAATGCGTAAAGACAGAAAAGCATTTTTAATCGCCAGGGCATATAATAATATGTTCTGCCAATTGCTAAGGGTAATGGTAAGAGATTTTCGCAAAGGAAAATTGTCAGGCATTAAATTAGAAAAGATATGCAAGAGTTTTGGGCTTACGGTTAGAGCGGAATATTTGAAAAGAAAAACTATTGACAATTAAAATGGATAGTGTAAGCTTATGAACAGGAGGAAGCGAATGCCTATTCCTAACTGCTCTTGAGCGGTGGGTTCGGCAGGGTAAAACTGAAACCCACTCCTAACGAATTAAAAACTCCGGCTTGATCACCGGAGATAACAATATCAAAGAGCCAATCGTGTACACGCGGTTGGTTCTTTTTTATTGAAATAAAAATAAATAATAAATAAATTAAAAATTCGGAGAAAACCTTGCCTAAAGAAGCAGGAGTAAGCATTTCAAATCTCACCGGAGCGGAACTCATAACCTATCTGAATAACCTATCACGCAAAAACAATGAATATAGCAAGCTAAAGATAAAGTGCATAGAGGAATTAACCATTATAGAACAATCGCGCGGAGCTAAGAAAGCCGAGATCCAGGTTGTCGCTGAACGCATTAAGCAGAATAAGATAGAAACGGCCGCGGTAAAATTCGCAATTAAGGCCGAAGCAGAAGGGTTGGATTAAATGGCAAAGAGAGGTCGTCCCGCAAAGAAGATGGAAGATTGTCTACCAAAGGACTGGAAAGAGATAATCCTGTCTATGTCCTATAAAGGGGCTTCAGAGGTAGAAATAAGAGCCGCAATCCTAAAATCTAACGGGCTTAAATACGATTCTGTTCATAATCTTTGGTATGCATTGAAGAATAGAGAAACTGAATTTCAGGAAACCCTTTCTATTGCAAAAGTATTCTGCGAGGCCTGGTGGGTAGAAAAAGGACAGAAAAAGCTCAATTCTCAATACTTCCAGGGTTACACCTGGCTTGCCAATATGAAAAATCGATTCGGTTGGAGAGATAAGACCGAAATAGAACACAATGTCCCCGATAAGTTGTTGGATAAGTTTAAAGACACTGATACCAAAGGACTGATAGAAAAACTTAATGCTCTGCTTGGAAACCAAAAAGCCTAATATAGATCAAGAATTGCGAGATATGCTCTGCGAACTCGAATATCGCAAGCGCATCACTCCGCTTGACTTCTATAACCATCTCCCCTTACAGGCAAAATTCCATAATGACCCCTCAAGGGTAAAAGGTATTTTCGGTGGGAACCGTGCCGGGAAGACCGAAGAAGGCGCCGAATACATCATAACCAAGTGTCTTGCCAAGCCAAAACAGCGCTGGTGGGCCTGCGCTGAAACCTTCCAGGATAGTGTAAACATTCAACAGCGTAAGATATGGGATTCGCTTCCTAAGAACAAAATCAAGTATGGTAGATATGATGAAATAAACGGATTTACTAATCGTAAGGTGCTATTAAACAATGGCTCGCTCATTATATTTAAGTCTTATGATCAAGGCCGTGAGAGCTTCGCTTCAGATGATATAGACGGTATTTGGTTTGATGAGGAACCGCCATTTGAGATATATCGTGAGTGTAGAATGAGGCTTATAGACCGCGACGGAGAGATGATCTTCACTATGACGTCGCTAAAGGGAATAACAGACCTTGTTCAAGACCTATTTGAAGACCACTCAGCCATAGAGACCTGCTTTGCGCCTATCGTGAACAAGGAACTGCCCCGGATCATCGAGAAGAGCGGCATGAAGTTTTATATGTTATGGACTACCGAAAATCCATATATAGATCAAAAGAGAGTAGCCGACGAAGTTAGACTTATGCCTACCGATGAAATCATGGCTCGAATCTATGGACTTCCGATTAACCTATCCGGGAAGATATATGTTTCATTTAATCGCAATGTCCATGTCATATCATTCGATGATACTCCGAACTTAAAAGATTGCACACTTTATCATATACTCGATCCGCATGACCGCAAGCCTTGGGCGATGTGTTGGATAGCCGTTCATAGAACAGGCACTTGCTACGTTATAGACGAATATCCAAATCGTAACTTCAATGAAATGCTTTTTGATGATAAAACTTACGATGACTATGCCAATCTCATAAGGGAAAAAGAGGATGCCCTGGTCGGGTTAGGCTGTAATCCCGTAGCTAAACGAATCCTTGACCCGAATTTCGGGAATAAAACCGTCCAATTAGCCGAAAGACAGGGCGGACAGTCTAAAACCACTCCAAAAGAAGAGCTTAAAAAGCGAGGATTTCGATTTATAGACGGCATAGACGCTATCGAAGCCGGGCATTTGAAGGTCAGAGAGTATCTATATTACGATAAGAAAGACGATGAGATTATTGTTCAGCCGAAACTTCTATTCACCGATAACTGCGAGAACTCAATCAGACATCACTCAAGATATTCGCGCAAGGACATCGTAGCCGGCGATGGCGATGTAAAGGATAAAGTCGGGCTAAAAGAGAAGTATAAGGATTTCTGCGATCTAACAAGATACTTCTGTATGTCTAACCCGAAGCATGGTGATTTTAGCGATCTACCAAAAGAGGCGCCACATGCGAGGCGTGTATGAAATTTGAAGGATGTTGCGCCGTTGCATGCGTGAGACAAAGTGTTGGGCCTAAAGTATTTAGCCAATATCTCATTGAGGAAAATTGCAGATATGCTCAACAGGGCATATGCACTTACAAACGTCATGAAAAAATAGAAAGGAAACAGAATGGAATCCCCGAACCCATCAAGTCCTGAAGTAAAGCCTGAATACAACGAGCAGACCGCAGTCCTAAAGACCGATTTAATAGTCGCTCTTGTCAGGATAAAAGACCAGGATAGCCCAGGCATGCTTTTCAATATTCATGGTCGAGAAGAGATGATCATGGCAAGAGGCGAGATAGACGCTTTCATTACAGCAAGACTTGTTCAGGGCGATTTGAAGGCGGAGGCGATGAGGAAGAGTAGCATCATACCGGCTAAAGGTGGCATGATGAACTTTGTGAGGAACCGAATAAAATGAAGATGAAAACCTTAGAGAAGCGAGCCGAGAGAATAATCCGAAATGCTAAGATTAAGACCGCGGAAGAGAAGAGAATCAGACGCGAGATCAAGAAAGAACAGGGAATATAATGCCACCTAAGCCGACAAAGGTTATAGAGAACAACGATGTTACGGATAAGTTTAGCCCTACCGAACAAAAGTCTATCGTCAAGCGCATTCTTCTCGATATCCAAGCAGATGAACAAGTCCAAGAGAGCTATATCGAGCGCCGCAAGCTATCCTTAGCCCAAAAGAACTGTGAGCCGCCATCGGAACTTGAAGGTATCGAAATAAAAGACTGGCAATCAGACAGGAACTTAGGCGTCGCTCCGGCTGTCGCTGATACCTACCAAGCCACGCTTCTGGCCGCCACGTGGAACCCTGAGTCTATTCATGCCACCGCAACCGAGAAGAACGATATAGATAATAAGGACAACGTAGAACGCTTCGCCAAGTGGATGATTTCGAAGTCAGAATGTGATATGGGGCCAGAGGTTGACGATTTCATACAGAACAAAATCGATCAGGGCTTTTCAATATTCGAAATATACCGCAAGGTATGGTTTGAATGGATAGACCGAAAGATAATCAAGCGCGATGGTTCAATCGAATACAAGACCGAGAAGAAGCGATTTGAGAAAGCCGTAATTGAGAACGTAGCCAATCTCGATGATATTCTCATGCCTCGATATGGAACTCATATTCAGAAACTTCCTCACATCATGAGGATAGTCCATCTTTATGGCGATGACATACTTGACTTAGGCGACAATGGTCAATTCGAGAACGTGACAGCTAAACTCGTAATGACCATGAAGCATTTGCAGGACAAAACGAATACCATTGAGGCTGACAAGGCAGACGACTTAGAGCTTGAAGATGTGGTAGACGAAGATTTCCGGGCCATGCCGATAGACGTTTACAAATGGTATGGCTGGTACACTAAGAACGGCCGCCGCGAGAAATATAGATTCCTGATTGAACCTAAAACGGAAACTTTCCTATCTGGCAAACCATTGCGAAAGATAACCAAGACAGGAAAATATCCCTTTGTCGGTGGCCCATTTGAGAAGTTGGTAGGTCAGATAAGAGGCAAGGATTTATATGAGCTTATCGAAGACCCATGCAATGCTTTCAATTTAACTTTTAATCAGAAAGCCGATTTCC